TTTTTACTTATACGTATCCGACCAAAAGTAGAAGAAAGACTATCTCCTTGGTATGTTTTTAATGTTGTCTTACTATTTAATTCATTAATCGCCCTCAGTACCGTCTGGTTGCTCGTCTGCAAGTTGCTGATGACCGCATTGGTCAGTTTTCCAACAATCCAGTTCCAGATTCCACTGAACGGCGAAAGCTTGTTTGTCTTCGATGCTTCGTCGTAAATCATCAGTGTGTCGTTGTCCGCTGGTATTGCTTTCTGTGAATACTCGTTAAATTTTCCCATTACTGTAATCTCCTTTCTAATTCCTTGATACGTTTCTCTTGCTCGTCAACCTTTGCGCTAAGTTCCTGTATGGCTTTGATTGCATAGTTCAAAAGATACGGACTGTTAATCTGTTTAATATCCATCTCGCCGTTTTCGTCATATCCGCCGCCCAGAGCCAAGTTCGGGTCGATTTCTTCCAGTTCGTCTGCCACGAAACCGATGTTTTGATGCCATCCACCCATCCACTCTTTCCAGTCGAACTGACGGACTTTCATGCGATTGACCGTTTCGAGTGCGTCTGTTTCGCTGTTTTCGATGTTTTCTTTTAGGCGGATGTCGGAAACTTGTGAGGTTGTATATAGATAGTCTGTGCTAAAGCCAGATCCACCCCATTTAGCACGGATTCCTAAACGTCTGTATGTTGCCGCATCTCCGTGCTTACTGCCTGTTCCCGAAAAAAGATAGGCCACTTGCGAATCATCTGCGCTTACGGACGCTACCGGTTGTCTTTTGACTTTGCCGGATGTTTTTGCTTGATTTTCCAAGTCGTAAAACATAAGGGTTCCATCGACAGTTGCGTTTCCGCCTACGCTCAAGCCTTTACCAACAGTCGCACTTCCATCTGTCGAAAAATTTGCTCCAAGTTCGCATCCGTCCGTGAAAAGTGAGTTCGTGTTTATTCGGACTTTATTGTTCAAATAGCGAACAATGTAGCCTTCCCATTTTTTGCTCGTATCACCTTCCATCCAGAGTTCAAGCACTTTATTCTGAACTTTCTGTGCATACAGTCCATACTTTCCAAGCATCAGCGCATTGTAGTTGTCTGCATCTGTGTAGTCCGTATACAATCGCAATCCGGCAGTGTTAAGAGATACCATCGGGTTTCCGGTGTTCTTGTTAAGTACGACATATCCGGTATATCCTAATCTCGATATCTGATTTCCGTCAGCATCGTAAATCTTCAGCTGACCGTTTCCGTTATTCATGCCGCCAAGACTGATAACACCACCTTTCATGGCATTGAAAGATATATACAGTGTCGTGTTTCCACTCTCATCCTTGCCATAATACAGACCCTTGAACTTTCCGCCGTCTGATAGGATATCAACTATCTGTTCCTGTGTCAGTGATGCCACATCAACCGCCACGGAAAACGTCTGATAGTCCGCAAGCTTCGTTTTTGCCTGGTCAAAATACAGCGAAACCTTGAGCATATTGTGAGCCTTGAGCGACAGGTTATTGACGTTAATACTCAACCGGTCAAGTGCCGCAGTCTGCGATACCGTGAGCGCTGACCATGTAGCGCCGTTGTCGGTGGATTTTTCAAGTTTCCACCAACCTTTTTGTGACTGTGCAATCTCGCCGTTTCCATCCCTGTAGAAAGAATCCACAATGAGCGGCGCCGGTGTTATTCTCTTATCTGCCCCCATCAGTAACACATCTGCATTACTCTGGAAGAAGTAAGTCCTTCCGGCATTTCCCTGTTCGCCCTTAATCTTTGTCCAACTGTATTTTGTTGGGTCAGTGCTGTCATCCGGTGTGTAATCGGTGTACTGCCCGATATACAGCTTATCAACGCTGTTATCCACGGAGAATCCGGCTTTTCCATCAGCACTGTTGGCGTAAGCGATGTGAAAATAAGGCGTCTTTCCGTCCGCTCCTGGTGTTCCTGGAACACCCTGTGCACCATCCGCTCCCTTAATCAGTGACCATGTGTATTTCGCCGGGTCAGTGCTGTCAGCTTCCACGAAATCCACGTACATGCCGATATATTCACGGTTTCCGTCAGATACCGAAAAGTCTTTCGTTCCATCCGCACTGTTTGCATAAGCAAGGTGCGTGTACTGTGTCTTTCCGTCTTTACCATCTTTTCCCGGGATGCCGTTCGCTCCGTCTTTGCCGGCGTACTGTTTCGCAAGCGAAAACTGTTTCGATACGACAAGGTTATTCAGATATGTGGCTTTGATATTCACCCATCCGCTGTCTGCGGTCAAGCCGGTGACAATGTAGGTTTTGTTTTCCTTGTCCCAACTTCCCTGTATATTCCGGGATGTCGTAATCGTATACGTACAGTTATCCGTGATATCCTGTGCACCGTACATAACGATCGCTGTTGTGGTACACTCTGGAAACTCTGTATAGTTGCCGTCGCTGTCAACCGGGATTCCCTGATAGTCGTTGTCAAGCTGCATGGTCATGTTTCTAGCCAGAGCTGCCATGTTCTCAACATCTTCAATCTTTTCGTCAAGTGGCTTACCGCCGATCGTCACATAACTTCCGTCAAGGGTAACTGATCCGGTATCCATATCCGCTTCAAATATTACATTTCTACTTTTGTCTCTTACGATGAGCGTTCCTGCGTTAATATAATCGGCATTGATGCCCTCTGCATAGAGCAGTCTGGTTATTAATTCGCCAGTCACCGCAAAACCGTAAGGATATGTTTTTCCACCATCAATCGACACGGCAAATGCTTCTGCTGTCAGTTTCCAGATTATATTGGATTCCGCCACAGTTGCTTTGTTGTGCATATAGTATATGATACTACCGTCCTGCTGCGGCTCTTGTGTCATATACAGACCGCTCGAAGAATTGAGCGTTTCAGCTAATCTCTGTATAGCCTCTTCTCTTGCGGACGTTTCTTTTTGCACCATCTGACGTGCCGCAACTATAGCCTTTGTGCTGTTTCCGTAAAAGTCACTGCTGCCCCTGATCGGATCATCGGCCTGTGTCTTAACTGTAGTCAGACCGCCTACATTTCCGGAAACGTCTGTCAGAGGAGTAAGATACTTGTTCCCTAATCGGTCGTAAGTGTACACCATGTCGCCAAACTCGACGAGCGGGTTGTACACCAGATCACCCTCAAGATTCCGGAATCGTGCCCCTACAATCTGTTCTCCGATGACATTCGCTACTGTCTGAAGCTGATCGGTATCAATCAGCTCGTTCTCAAGCTCGAGGACATATCCCTCTTCTCCGTACATGCCAGAATAATCAGCATCAGTATCGCCGTCTGACTGCCCGTTCGTTATCTTGATTCCAGTTATGACTATATCATCACTGGAAAGCGTAGGTGGGTTCGCATAGGCCATCAATCTCTGAACGTCACTGCCTGGGCCGGATGTGAGAGCCAGGAACCCCTCTGCATTAATAGTCCATCCTGGCAGAGAAGCAAAGCCGTCGGTATCAATAGACGGGCTAGCATCGCCGAAATGAATAAACCCATCTGCGTCCACGGTCGCAGCATTGTCAGATTCCATTTTTTCAAAATCCCATTTCACAAACTGTAGATTCCCGAAATAATCAATTCGGGCGTTCGCAGACTCAACCATAGCCGCATACCCGAACAACTGACGAAACGTCATACTGTCCGGAATACTTCTTATTATAATATCGCCATGGTCCATAGTTAGATTCATACCTATGCCGACAGTCTTGCAAGCATCTCTGACAAGGTTGATGAGCGACTGTGGTAATTTCAATCCGCTGGTATATACCTTATTCGCCTTGTACATATCATCCAGAGCAGTAACATTTATGATATCCGAATACTGTTCCGGCGTAGTGACTGTATAGACCCCCTTGTCAATGGTTTCAATGATGTCTTTTGTGGCTGCCTGTGTTGCGATGATAGGGTCACCGGTGCTGTCTAGAATCGGGTTATAACTTTCATCTAACAGTGTGCTTACAGATTCCGGCGCCGCATGTGACGTCTGAAGCTTCAGATAAGCATGAATCTTAGCTCCATAGAAGTTGTAGTTCTTCCACTGCTCCTGATCGTTATTGATGCTTAATGTGAGTGTTTTGCAGACTACCGCACCAACAGGGAAACTGCTACTATCTGCACAGTCGGAAAACCCGTTGTCGCCGTTCATGATATCTTCATTGATAGTCTTTTTCGTCCCGTCAGGAAAGGTGATATCCACTACCATTCTGACTGGCTCACCAGCTTCAAGCTTTTCTCTAAATGCGTTACTTATGTTAATCACAGTGGATTCACCCCCGTCATGTTAAATTCTAATGATGACATAATCTTTCTATCGTCCGACAGTTCCCCGATAGCTATGTTTTGTGTCTGCCCCACATAGAACGGAGCGTCTCTCCAAACTCCGTAATACGGTGAGAAATAATGTAGCGTAAATTTATATCCTTTCGCTACCATCTGTAAAATCTTAGTTGCTTCCTCCATTGGGATATCGCTACCCTTGTATGTATATTGTTCCACAGTGAACATCGGCGTAAAGTATCCTACACCATACTGTGTCCTCTGGCTTGATTCCGTATAAGTCGTGGCAAAGGAGAGCGCAAGGTCTTTGTCCGGTTGCCAAATGACTGTTCCGTTGATTTTGTACTTTTCCATAACGCCCTCCTTTCTATGCCATCTCAAACGGGTTTCTACCGCTTGTATCTCGTCTCATCTGCGCTTCTTTCATCATCTCGTCAAACAGTGTCCTGCGATTAATCTGAGCTGTAAATCGGTAACTTCCGCCACCCGCCTGCCGTCCTGCTGTCTCTTCCCGGACAATCTTTCTGAGTAGAGCTTCCGGCGTCTCGATGTTATTACCCTGCTTCTGATCGCCTAAGACCGCAAGGAACTCGCTTCTTGGTGGGATAACTGCACCTTTTGCCAGATACGGGACTGTTGGAACTCGCGGAAAAGTAGCTCTGAACCCGATAGTTTTTGAGCCGAATGGCGTTGGCACTTTCCATGGCCCGAATGAGAATGCCGATTCAACTGCGCTAATAGCCCCATTCACTTTACTGATGGCACCGTTTACAACACTTATGATATTGTTCAGAACAGACCTAATAGCATCTCTCATTCCATCAAATACATTGACTACAGTGTTTTTAGCGGATGTGAATTTATCAACAATAGCGTTCTTGATTCTTTCAGCAAAACCACTAACGGTAGACCATATAGCATTCCATTTCTGATGTGCACTGGCCTTTATGTTTCCCCAGATGGTCGTCATTTTGGTAGCTAGGCCTCTGAGTTTCTTTCCAATATCCTCAACAAAACGTCTTGTTTTATTAGAAATCCAATCCCATACCTTTCCAGCCATTTCTTTGATTTTGTCCCAGTTTTTGTACAGTAAAACGCCAATCGCAATACATGCGCCGACCGCAAGGACAAATATTCCACCTGGTCCGATAGCTGTTGCAATAGCTTTGATACCACCCATGATGCCACCCGTACCAGTCATTAGTGCGATAAGCCCCTTTGCGGCCATAGCGATTCCAGACACGTTTTTAATGATTATCGATGCCAATCCCGCAATCTTCGCCGCCGCAAATGCGCCGATCAGAGCTGCACCAAATGCCTCAACGATCGGTTGATGTTCCGCGAGAAAAGTTGCTACTTTTGACACCAGATTAATCACTGTCGGAAGTCCCACTTCAATAACCCACTTTAGCATCGGGAGAACAATGTTTTTATAGATCCAATCCAGCACATTTCCGATCGCTTCAATGATCGGTGCAAAGGTACTGGTCAGGTTACTGATAGATTCCAACAACGGATAGAAGTCCAGATTTGCCGCCCATGTCGCTGTATCCTCTGCAATCTTTTCAACAAACTGCATAACTACTACAAGAGCATCTGCAATATTCTGTATAATCTGTGTTCCGACATTGTTCTTATTCCACGCATCCGCAAAACCGGACGCAATATTCCCGATAGTTTTAAGAACGTTCTGAGCAATCCTCAGCATGGTTGTAAGCATCGTTGTGCCTGTGCCATTTGTCCAGACCTCTACAAGGCTTTTGCCTACACTCTTAGCGAGCTTTGCAATTCCCGACAAAGCAATGTTTGCCGCATTAATGGTGTTTTTACCCTCTTTTTTCCAAGCGTCCTGGAATGGTTTCCAGAGCTTTTCAAGGAGCTTTGCAAGCTTTTCGGCTGATTTGCTCATCTTATCCAGAGCGGTTTCGCCCTCAGCTACCTTTCCGTAATCTACGTTGCTGACTGCGCTCGGAAGAGATGTTCCGCCACCGCCACTGCCGCTACCGGATGTCGACGGAGTTTTACTTGCTGTTAATGATGTATCCTGTGTAGAATACCGATTAATCTCATCAAGTGGGCTAAGATATCCTTTCGCCGCTTTTGCCGCATCTTTTGTTGCATCGGCTACATCTTCTGTAGAATCTGCTAACTTGCTAGCATTGTCTGCCGCATTTCCATAAGCATCCGCTGTATCTGCGATTGCATCCGATCCGCCAAGTCCGGCACCACCTCCGCTCGTCTGTCCTGATGATTTTTTTCCGGTAATCAATTCCGTAAAACTTTTGAAAGCATTCGCCAGAGTCGCCAGTTTACCAAGAAGAATATTAATCACTTTCAGAACAGGTGTAAAAATATTAATTAATCCTTGTCCGACTGTTGCCTTGAGAGACTGCAACTGCAACTGCATCACTCGTACCTGGTTCGCCCAACTGTCAGAAGTACGGATGAAGTCTCCAGATGCAGCTGATAACTGTTTCTGCACAAAAGCCAGACGGAGAGCAACCTTCTCCTGTTCGGTCATTTCAGATGTGGTTTTTCCGTAGCCATTCGCAAGTGCATACTGGTCAAGTGCGCTTTGCGTAAGGACCACGCCCAAATCTTTCAGCGTTTCCGTTTCGCCCGTAAACACTGATTTCAGCTTGATATAAGCCAAGTCCTGACTGATGTTATAGAATGATGCCACGTCACCAGTCAGCTGCGTCAAAGCCGTTGACATATCGTAAGCCTGTGATTCTGAGAATCCGAACGACTTAGACATTGCTCCGAACGTTCCGACATACCGTTTAGCCATTGTCTCTGATAGTCCGGCTGAGGTCATAGCATTCTTTGCAAATTCGTTTACCTTGTCAGACATGGTTGTGAATGTAACATCAACCACGTTCTGAACTTCTGCGAGGTCGGAACCGAGTTCCACGCACTCTTTCCCAAACTGCACCAATTTGCCGACAGCAAACGCCCCACCAATCAGTAGACCAATTTTTTTTACAGCACTCCCAAGGCCGTTAAATGACTGTTTTATAGCTGATACCCCATTTTGGACGCCTGACGTGTCCATTCTGGTATCAATAATGACTGAGCCATCAGCAGCCATACATTCACCTCCTAACTATTTGAGGTTCAACATCTCATTCAGCTTATCTTTATAAGCTTGCTCCTCGTCGCTGAGACGTGTTTTTATATCAATAATGTTCTTGTTCTCTTG